GGGCGAGCGTAGCAGGCCGCCGCAACGGCCGCAGGCGGCCCGCGCAGGGCAGGGCCGGTAGGGTAGTAGCGCCCCCGGTCGCAGGCGGGCGCAGGGGCGCGCGGGCGCAGCCACGAAACCCCATAGAAAAGGCCCCGGTTTCTCAACCGGGGCCAAAGGCCAGGAGCTGGCCCGCTGCGAAGCGTTAGGGGAGAAGATCGGCGACGGCCGCATCGTCCAGAGCGTCGAGCGTCCCGGCCCCGGCGTCGATCTGGGCAAGCCGGCTTTGACGCACCTGCTCGTAGAGACCTTCCCCGTAGGCGTAGAGCTGGCCGTCCACCAAGACGCGATCACCCGGTTCGCCGGTCTTCGGGAGCTTCTTCAGCTTCCTGGCTCCTTCGATGGCGGAAGCGTAGGCATCCGGGTCGGAGTTCTCGTCGGGAGTCGCCTGCGCCTGCCATCCAGCCTTGACGCTGTCGGCACCGGCGCGGACGTTCGCCATCGGAATCCTGGCGCGCTGCTTCGCCAACGTGATCGGCTCGCCGTTGTCGTCCACCATGAAGGCGCCGGACTTGTCGATCTGATAGCCGTTGGTCTCGACTTCCAGGTAGTCTGCCGTTGCCAGCTTGTCCACCGGGGTGAGCAGGTTCAGGTGGATGCGATAGATTCGTCCGTCGTCCAGCTGATATGCTTGGGCGTTCCGGGCGAGGTCGGAAACTTCGATGCGCTTCATTTCTTACTCCTTGTTTAACGGTTGCGGAATGCCAGCCCAGAGCGGAGGGCGCTGGTCTTGAGTATGTTCTGCAAATCTTCCACCTTCGTCCTGGCAATGACGTTGGCGAAACCTTCTGCCCAGCGGTACAGCTTCTGGTCTTTCTTCGACCAGACCGTTTCCCCGTACTGGGTTCCTGGGGTGTCGGGCTTGCCGGTGGCGATCTCCACCACTGGCGGATCGACGATGTCACCAGGAGTGTAGTCCATCGGGTACTCGACCCAAGCATCATCCAGATCGATCGTCTGGCCGATGGCGCTTGCATTGACGGAATGCCCAGTCTGGGCAGTCCGGCTTGGGTATCCGAGTGGGGCAGTCTTGAAATGGCCCGACTTGTCCATCTCGTAGGCTTGTGCGTACAGAACGAAGTGTTCTGCTCCGTTGTGATTCTCCCGAGCAAGCTCCATGATCACCCGGGCGAATTTTCCACCCCCGAGATCGAAGTCTCGGACTTCGGTGCTGTCGGGAAGCGCAGATGGAAAGTGTGGAAGTTTCGTGGACTTCATGGTAATTCCTCAGGGTTTCCAGATAATGTTGTGCGTGGCGATTGTACCCCGGGCCACGGTTCCGGCGAAAAACATTCGATCACCGAGATCGACCTTGACGACTTGGCGAACTCCGACTCGTTCCAGATCGGCAACGATATCCCACACCAGCTCCCCATTCATGTTGACCAGCACAGGTTTCCCGAACATGTCTGGAGTACGGAGTACCCGGCCATCCGGCAGGTTCATGGGGGTGGATTCGCTCTGGATAACTGAGACCAGCCCGCTTGACGTCAGGCGGTAGCAGTACTCTTGTCCGAAACCGATGGCACGAACCGGATGCATCTCGATCTCCGGGTTCTCTTTGGTGACATCAATACAGGCCACCATGTCACCCGGCTGGAGCAACCGCACCAGTCGTCCATCGGGCAAGACGCTGTCGTAGTCCACGCAGTCGCCCGGGTTCTGCCCACCACCACCGCCAGAACTGGAACCCGACGATGGGATGGTGATGAACCCAGCGATCACGATTCCATCTCCGAGGTTCATGACGGTATCCACGCTGGCGGAACTGGCGAACCAAGTCTTCGTTCCTCCGGTATATCCGTCATCGAAACAGTAGACGGTATAAGTCACACCGACCGTGCGACCGGTGATCGCGTTGGAGACCGCATTGTACGAGACACTTGCCCCTCCCATGCGGATGGTATGCGCCAGCACCGAGATTGCTCCGGCACTCGTGGCACTCAGGGCTGTAGTTGTCTTCACTGAGCCCAGACCGTTGACGATTGACTGAGGCAGATTCCGCTGGTCGCCGATGCGGTGGCCGGAACCGGCGTAACGGAGTCCTACGCGCCACTTGCCACCACCGAAGAACCGGTCGTCCACAGAGTAGCGACCGTAGTCCGTTCCATCTTGTACCTCGTTGTCCAGGTCTGCAACCTTGACCATTGAGACCTTAGTGATGTAGGCGTCCAACGCGATACCAGTATGAGTCCACGATGCCCCGGAAAGGTTCTGGCACAGAAGTTCAACTTGTACACTGACGGACTTGACTCCGCTCCCTGCCGGAACCGTATAGGTCCCCGTATATGTTCCACTCACACGCGACCCAGTCACTACCTCTGCGTAGCTGATTTGAGCGTTGGCGTTGTCGAATGTACGGACGGTAATACGCGTCCGCAGATTGATGCCTGCGGGAATGGTACCACTGAAGGTATTCGACTGCTCCAGGGTGAACTTATAAGTCCTCCCCTCCTCTACCGACACGTTGTTCAGGGTGCGCGAAGAAATGGTGACGGATGCGCCATTGGCGAGAGCAGTAGTCCCGTAGAACCGAAGTCGAATCATACCCGACGACTGCCACCTGACATCCGTATCCGCACGGGCACTAGTCTGGTAGCAGTACCACCCATCACTCAGTGGATCACCCACGTTCGCAGGTACGTTGTGGACTGCCCCAGCCGCATTCGACATGAAGTTGGGGTTTGACAGCATGTTCTCGCCATTGCCGCCAGACGGAGCGCCGGAGGTATTCAGCCATTCAGAACCGCTCCACCTCTTCAGTTCCATCGTGTTCCGGTTGTACCAGAGATCACCCACAGCCAGAGCCGTCGGAGCTGTCGTTTGGTAGAACGTAGTGTTCCTGGCGTTAGCCGTGGACTGAGCAGCGTCAATGGCATTACCAAGCTCATCGTTCGGATCGTATATCCAAATCGACCCGTTCCAAGTCCACATCTTACCATCATCGGAGTCGATCCAGATATCGCCGATCCCAGTCGCCGTGGGAGCGGTTGCCTGCCGGAACAGTTCGACCTTCCCATCTGCGGTGGCTTGAGCGAAGGCAGCGTTCGCAATGGCGATCTGGGTACGACGGAACGAGGGACCAGAAGAGAATGGGGAAGGATCTGCCTTGTTGCCGATCATCGGCTCGACCATCAAGCCGTCCATGTAAAGGATTCGACCGGAAACGCCACCCCGGTTGTTCCACACTCCGAAACGGTAGTAGCCATCCGGCGCAGCGGTAAGGTCGAAGACCACAGAATAGCGGGCTCGCCCGGCATTGCTGACGACGAAGTTCGCGCTATCAAAGTTCGCAGGTCCACGCAGCCAGATCGCCACGCTGTTATTTACGGGAGCAGACCCGTAGAAGGAGAACAGATACTTCTTACCCCCAGCGAGGTAGATGGGATAGTCACTGGCGGATGATCCAAAACCGACATACTCACTTGTATTGGTACTCTGCGAGACGAACTTGTAGCGGAACCCGTTGATACTCCCCGCATCTGCTACTGATTCAAACGTCGGGCCGGAAGCGTACAGCGCAGGGATCGTGGACCCAGTCAGATTCTGCGCCTTGTCGAGGATGCTATACTCCTCCCACATGAGATTGGCACCGCTTCCTGCCATCTTCTCGACTGTGATATCGCTGATCTTCACCCACGCCGACCCGCTGTAACGAGACAGGTCGGAGTTCACAGTGTCGTACCAGAGGTCACCTACCTTCAGGGAACCGATGGCGGGCGGAGCGTCCGCATTGGTCGGAGCCGTAGCCTTGTAGAAGGTCGTCACCTTGCCGTCTGCGGTACCCTGCGCCCCGGCCGCAGCCGCGATGGCTTGAGCCATGTCATCGTCGGCCGCCAGAACGAACGTAGTCCCGTTATGCCTCCAGACCTTGTTACCGTCACCGGTATCGAACCACAGATCACCGAGAGAAGCTCCGGTCGGCATCGTAGTCTGGAAGTACGTCTCGATCTTACCATCAGCTGTATCCAAGGCAAGACTGGCCGCCGCGATGGCGTCATAACTCATCTTGGAGGGCGTACCGGGCGACCACGGGGAAGCCTGAACCAGCCGGCCGATCATGGGCTCCAGCATTATCTGGTCGATGAAAACTTGTCGTCCAACCACGCCGCTGCGATTGAAGTAGAAGAAGAAGTTCGCGCTGATCGCGGTGGGCTCAACGAACTCGATGACTTCAGTGGAGCGCTGATAGGCGGCCGACAAACTCCTCGTCTGACCGATCACCTGAGTTCCATTGTTGTTCACGAACCTCGGCTGGATTTGATGACCCACGGCCGTCGCTCTGGCAAAGTACGAGAACAGGTACTTTCCAGGCTGGACAACGACATTCCTTACTCCGGTGCCCGGGGTGAAGTAAGCCCAGTCACCAGAGGTGATCGTACCCGTGGTCTCGAATCGGAATGCGTAGCCGGAAGGCGTGGAGTCAGCAACCGCCGCCACCAGCACTCCGGAAGTGACCAGTGCAGGAAGGTCGGTGTTGATTCGCCGAGTGTACTCCTCGGGAAGAATGTTGACGCCGCTGCCCCCAAGCTGATCCAGGGTAACGTCGGAAATCTGGTCGCTCCAGTTGGCACCATTCCAACGGAACAATTTCTTGGTCGTCGTATTGAACCACAGATCACCGACGGCTTCGGCAGTCGGCTCCGTAGCTCCGAAGAAAGTCTTGACCTTACCATCCGCGGTAGCCTGCGCGAGCGTGGCGGCAGCCAGAGCCTGAGCGAGATCGTCGTCCTGGGCGTCCACCCATACTCCGCCGACTACTCGCCAAATGTGATTACCGTCATTGGTGTCGAACCAGATGTCCCCGACCTTCGCCTCCCCAGCACCGGAGCCGATAGTGGGGGGACTGTCCTGCCAGAAACTGATGATGGCACCATCGGCGACGGCCTGAGCATTCTCAGCCGTGAGCAACGCTTCCGCAATATCTGCGTTGAGCGCGTCCACGAACCCCGGGGTCAGGGTTTGGTCTTCCAGAGTAAACGGGTCGGAGAACCTGGGAACAGAGACCACGCCCAGAGCGTTGACAGCCGAGACCTTGGCTTCGTAGATACCGGGGAATGGGGTCTGATAGTCAGCCGTGGTCCCGTTCACGATTTGCGGAGTAGTCCACTCCCCGCTATCCTTGCGCCACTGTATCTGGTACTTTACGGCCCCCGTGGCGGGAACCCACGATGCCATCACCAGAGGAATGGCGATGACCTCACCGGCGCGCTCCACGCTGGTAATCGTGATCGCGCCCGGGCGCATTTGATTCGGGCTGGGAACAACGCTGATCGGCGGAACGCTGATCGCCTCTCCGAAGTCCACAGCATCGAAGATGCTTGCGTTATGCTGCATCGCGATGATGCTATGAGTTCCGTCTTCCTCGTTTTCCTTGCAGCCCAAGATACGGAACAACTGGGTGGACAGGTCGGTTGATTCCACGGCCCATACGGATTCGGCGACCGGCACCGCTGACCACGGCACCGACACGTTGATGCCGTTGCCGACAACCGAGGAGATCGTACGCGATTCTGTAATGCCGCTGGGCAGCGTGGCAATGGCCGTGTCGCCAGCCATCGGGGCCGGGGTCGGCAGCGCGTCCAGGACGATTTGGCTGGCCGTGGCGCTGGCGATGCGGCCACCGATACGGCGACCGGCCCGAAAAGCGTCTGCCACGCGCACAATCTGCCCCGGGCTGGCAAAGGTGCCGTCTACACCGACGGTGAAACTGACGGTATTGGTCAGCAGCTTCTCGGAGTACAGAAGCCACTTGGCGAACCGTTGAGCCTGTCCACGGGACGTGCAGCCAAGCGCCACGATCTCAGCAAGCTGGAATCCGAACCGGGCGATACCTTCCGGGTCATCGTAATAGTCGGACTTCAGTCGGCCGAAGTCCGACATATCGTTGTAGCTGACGATCACCGCAGTATGGCGTGCCCGGCGACTCGTGGACTCGTACCTGAACAGGCCCTCCACCACGTTCGCATTGGTGTAGGTGTAGACGGGATCGCTCGGCCGGTCGGCAACCGGAACGATGGAGCCCCCTGCCCAGTAGCAGATACCACGGAAGATGGAGCTCAGGTCTCCGACGACTTTCCACGCATCCTGGGCCGACTGCAAGTAGAGGTTGCAGGTCATTCTCGGCTCGGTACCGCCGAACCCATCGGACACCATCTCGTCGCAGTATTGACCTATACTGTAGAGAGACCACTTGTCGATCAGCAATTCATCGACCAGACGACCCAGCCCATACCTCTTGTGGGTGGTCATGTCGTAGAACACCCAAGCCGGGTTGTTGGAGTACACCGTCTTGAATGTTCCGTTCCAAGAACCTCCGCTCGTGCCTGTTCCGGTCGTCGCATACGTCCTGGTCACTGGGTCGTAGTTTGCCGGAACCTTGATCTTTCGGCCCTTCAGGTGGTACGCACGAGTCGGGATCGAAGAAAATTGTGAGGCGTCGATTTGTACACCGACCAGAGCGGACATGGGGTAACGGAACTTACCGTCGATGATCTCAGTGACTGAGACCATGCTGGTGGCATTCGTTTCCCACTGAGAAGTAGATTCTGGGGTCAATCGGCGAACGCGCACGACCCATCCAGACACTGTGGAAGTGGGGAGCTCGATACGGTGACCACGCTCGTACGGATTGGAGGCCTTACCAGTCATTGCAGATCGGCAAACTTCCACGAAGGCTCCGCCATCCGTGGCTACGTCGATTGCGTATGAAACAGAACCACCCTTGATATCTCCAGTATCGGGGTCACCAGAATTCAACGCTGCCACGCCGATACGGACACGGACAGCACTGAGCTGCTTATTGGTGAACGATCTCGTCCATGGCGAATTGTACAGAAGTGGAATACCAAGGGACAACTCATTCTCGACGGCCGGGAATCCAGGAATGTAGGTCTGGTCCTGGGTGCCGGTGCGGGCATCGACTTGGAAACTCTTGAAGTTCTGCGTTCCGTCTTCGTTCTGTACTGGCGTCTCGTCGAAGTAGCAGTCGCGCAGGAAATCAGCGCCGTGGACAAACCCCTCGATCTCACCTTCCGACACGATATCAATGATTCGAGCCTGAGCGATGGAGAACAAGCTGTCTGGCGACTCGACGGATTTACGCTGAGTTCCACCACCCTTCGATCCGCTGATAACGGCTCGGATACCTCTCGACAGGGAGTTCTCATTGTTCTGCATTAGGATTTCATCCTTCCGATTACATCACCCCACATGGAACCACCGCCACGGAATTGTCCACCGCCGACATACCCAATGCTGGTGGGAACGACGTAGTTATCTTCTGCACTGATACCCGCCGATGCGACAACGGATCCAACAATCAGTTCCCCGTAAAGAACCGGGACGCTGCTCCCTTGGGCCTGTACGTTGAGCGCCCCATTGAACAGATAACTTTTCCGAGAATCTTCCTCCTTATTCATGTTCTTCGGTACGGGTGTGAGCATCTGTACGATCCCACCCACGATCATCGAGATACCGGCACCGTACAGGTAGTTTGAAGCCGCATTCGGCGTACCACCTCCCAGCCATTGGATGTAGGCACCCACGGCGACCAGCACGACGCCAGCGATGACTTGAAGTACCCCACCTTTCTTGGAACCAGACACAACCGGAACAATTCGGATGATGTCGTCTCCTACGGGGTTACGAAGTTCATCTTTTCCGATATTGTCCCTGCCATTGAATACAGCGAACACCAGACCCTTGTCCTTCGCTTCCATCAGGAACTTCTCGAACCCGGGCTTCATCGTACACAGAGCGCGTACTGCTTCAGCGGCGGAACTTACCGCGAGATAGTGGGTTCTCCCGAACCGGCTGGCAAGCGATCCAGAAAGTTTGATTGTTCGGATTGATTCCATTACTTCACCTTTCTTACGAAGAGGCGGGTATTCTCAGCCCAGTACCCGCCGTAGACAGTGCGCTCGGAAAGATGCTCGTAGGGGTGATGAAGCATGGCATCCATGTCCCCCAACCAGATACCAGCGTGATTCACGATGTCCGAACGAATCGCCATCAAAATCAAATCACCTTTCTGGGTGGGGGCAGGTACTTCTTCGAACCCCGCCTTGGAGAAATTGTCCGTGTACAGATTTTCACCGCGCTCCCAGAACTTATCCTTCCTCTCGAAGTCTGGAAGCTCAATTCCGAGTTCTCGCTTGTAGTAATCTTTGACGAGGGTGTAGCAATCCTGTTTGCCAAAGATATATTCCCGACCGCGGAGCGGGGCTTCGTAGCCACTTGGAGCGAACGCGTGGGAATTCACGACCACGGGGGCGCTTTCGGGCTGGCTGGGGTCGGCGTGCACCGCCAGAATCGTCCAGGGCAGGCCGGAATTCTCGCAACCGAGTCGGTCAGACTCAGTGGGGGCAGCTCCGGCATTGGGGTGGCTATGGACGACCATCGAGACGGTCCCCAGCTCTTCGGCAGCGTCCCAGTCGAGGCCATGGATCTCGAAGTCGCCCTCGGGGTCTTCAGCCACGTTTCGGCATGGGACGTACTGCTCCTTTCTACCGGTAATGACGACAAGGCCGCAAGACTCGCGGGGAAATTCCGCAATGGCATGATTCTTCGCAGCTTCGAGAGTGTTCAGTTTCATGTTCTCATGAGTCCGGCAGCGGGGAAGCTTCCATAGGGAAGCGGATTATCTTCACCAAAGCGCAGTTTACACCCCGACACCCGCCTTGAACAATTGTCAAGTGCGGGATTACTTGTTGGAGTGTCATCGTACTTTGCCACTGGTCCCCCCGCGTAGCCGCACTCTGCTGAACGGTACTGCCATGAGCACTGATTGGCAACGATGATTCTTCCTGGAAGGACTACGCCGTTGAAGTCCAGAGCCGACGACAATGACCACTTGACTACTGCCCGATCCTCGTTTTCTTTGCGGTCGAGGAACCAAATTTCATCCGGAAAGTGCTCATTGGGATTGGCCGTGGGGTTAACTCCACCGCTGAAGTTTACGGCGTCGAGATACTTGGACAGGGTGGACTTACGAGTCAGCACCGCGCCAACCAAGTCATCGAACTGAAGACACATCGCCGTGATGGTCTGATCAACGTTCGCAACACTCAGGCTGGGAGTGGGGGGACGATCACCAGTCTGCTCAAATCCATCCGCTTCAATGGGCCACGGATGATACTCCACCCCTTGCCATGTGATTATCCCTTCTTGGTTATACGGGTGGAAGAACAGCACTCCAGCCGTCGGATCGATCATGGTCGCATCCAACTTGAACAGTCGGACTTTGGAACCCGGTTCCAAAATCTGGCTGTCGGCACGAATTGTCATGGTGCGAACCTCTGTTCCAATGTAACATTGATGGATGCATTACCGGCCGCCTCAGGGATCAGGGTGTACTCCTTGACACAGTAGTATCCCTGAACCCCCATCGGGGGAGTCCACAGGAACCGCTTGTACCCTTCATGCAGATCGAAGAAATCCCGGATAGCGTCGATCTCGGATTCTGTTCCCACCCATGTCAGCGGCCATATCTGGGACTTGGTATTCAGCCCATTTCCCATCGAGGAAATATAGCCGTCACCAAATCTGATTTCCACCATGGAAAATTTGACCGAACCGCTGGGGCCGCCCTGTGGAGGAATCGCTGGGGTGAAAGTAAGAGTCATTGGTCACCTTCCGTACTGCATGGCCCACAGAGAACCACCCTGACGGCGCTCCTCAGCGAGAACTTCTCGAATTCGCTTGTCAAGCATCTGACCCAGCCTCTTTCCTTGGATTTGATCGTCGGCATCGGTCTTGGTCGAGGACGAAGCACTTCCATCCTGGGAGATGTTCACATTGATGGAGACATTGGTCGTCCCAGCTCCACCAGTTGAAGCCACCCCCAGCTTCCCATTCGGTCCACGCTTGAGCGGAACCACGGCCTCCGACTGTTGCTCGGACATCAAGCCCATTCCACCAGCCATCGGGAAGAGTGTGGGAGAGCTCACTACCCCACCCATACCGCTGAATGGCAGGCCTCCATTGGCGAAGGTCTGCAGAGCCCCGCCCTTGAACACGTTTCCGTTCGCGCTATTTGCCTGGAACCAATTGTTGAAGGCCGCTGTTTCCCCAGCCGACCCGGCACCGCTGGCCGCAGTCGCGCCGAACATGGAGGTCAGCGCCTTGGACAACATGATGGTGAGCGCGATTCTGGCGAGCTCCGCAATCACCACCGTNGCNAAGTCNCGAATTTTCAGTTTNCCTGTCGTGGCAAANTTGCTCAGTGCATTGTTCATGGCTCCGAACGCAGTCAGGAACGAGTCGCGGGTTCTCCCAGCGGTATCGCCCATTTCCCACGCGATGTCTTCCATGGCGCTACGGGCTCCATTGCGCCAGTCCCCCATCGCCTGCTTTCGGTCTTCAACACGCTGTATTTCAGCCGCCGACATTCTAGCTTCTGCGTCGTTAATCCTCTGCAAGTCTGCAAGATAACTCGCAGTTCCCATGGAACTTGTTTCTTGGGCACGCTTGTCCAGCTCTTCACGCTTAAGAAGTGACCTGTAGCGGATTTCTTCCAAAGCCGCCGCGAGCTGAGCTTCATTCGCCCCCCGGCCTACCGACAGCTTATCCTTATTGATACTTCGGGCTTGAGCCGCCTCGTCCTGAGCTATGCTCCGAACCAGATCGGCCGTATTCGCCATGATCTTGTTCTGGCGTTCCTGCGCCCGATTCTGCTGATCGGTGGCAAGGGCAGCGTCCAGCCGTGCCATGATGTCTGCTTTCTGGGCGGGCAGTAGATTGCTGTACTTACCATTGAGGTCAGTCAGCGTATTGATGCGGAACCTCTCAAAGGCAGAAAGCTTGTCTTCAGCCTGACCAGCAGCCTTCAGGGTTTCCTCGTGACGAGAGATGGCCTTGTCGAGACCCTCGTATTCAGCGGCCCGGTCGCGGAGCAGCTTCTCGGCGTCCTTCGCTTCCTGCGACTTCTTCGGCTTCGGTCCTTTGGGGTCAGCAAGGTCCTTGTCAATCTTGGCCTTCGCCTTCGCCGCATTTTCTTCGATCTGACGATACGCAGCGATTCCAGCCTCGGAGTTCTTGTTGTCTACCGCAGCCTTCGCAAGACGAACCTGTTCCTCAACCTCCGCATACTTGACTTTCCGCTTCTCTGCGTTCGACTGACCCAGCCGGGCGGCTTCTGCCAACTCAATGGCAGCCTGACGACCCAGTTCCTGTCGCTGATTTTCGGATGCCTTTCGTCCTTCTTCTCGTGCCTGCTGGGCAACAGCCCGGAACTCGCGGGTAACGCGCTGGAGTCCCAGTACCGCAATTCCACCCACGCCGGAACCCGCACCGAATGTCTCGATGCGCTTCTTGTAATCCTCCATCTGCGCGTTCAGGTTGTTGATCTTTTCCTGAACTGAATCTTCTCGACCGATGTCCAGCATGGCGTCCCATGCAAACTTCGCGGCTCCCGCCAATTCCCGCCACCGCTGCTGGAAATACCCAAGATTCTCACCGACATCCTTGGCACGCTCATTGACCGTATCCGCCAGAGCCCGGGTGGCAACTTCCTGGGCACCCATCATGTCACCCTGCTCTTGCAGGGCGCGAATCTGGTTGTAGACCGAGACTGTGAGGAACTTGTACTTCTCGTCCAGCTCTACGGCAGCGTTCAACGGTGAATCCGCCAGCGAAGCGAATTCTGCAACCGTCTTCTCGATGGCCTGTCCACCCTCCCTTTCCAGGTTCAGGGCAGCTTGTGCCACCACCTTGATACTGTCGCCGAAGATCTTACCACTGGCAGCAGTCTGGTTCAGGGCGTCGGTCGCGGCTCCTTGCGACTGACCGAATCGGGTCATCGCCTCGGAGGCGCCTATCAAGTCACTGGTCGTTACCCCGAGGGAGTTTCCCTGCATCGTCAGGGTTTTCTGGAGCTGCCGGGCTTCGTTATCACCCTTGATCCACGCGATACCCAGCGCGGCCACGGCAGCAGCAGCCAGTGTGAATGGGGNGATAAGCCCCATGACGTAGGAGCCCATCGCTCGGGCTGCTCCACCTACACCGCCGAACATGTCCTTAAGCTGACCACCCTGCTGGAGCAGAACGGTAAGCGGATTCTGACCCGCTTGCAAGCTGACCGCAATATCAGTGAACTGGGCCGGGAGGTTCCGGGTGGCGAACGCCAATTCCTTCGCAGACTTAGTGTAGCCTACTGCGGCCTTAGAAACTTGATGGTGGCTTGCGGCCTGGACGACATTGGATTTGGCGACTGCATCGGAAGCGATTCTCGCCTGATTCAGTTCTGCCTTGTAGGCGCTCAGTGCCTTGTTAACAGAGTAGAGCTTCGCCGGGCTGAATGTTGCCTTCTGCCAAGAATTGTCAGCTGTCACGGCTGCGTTTGAAGCCTCCGCCGCCTTCTGGCGAAACTCTGCCAGAGCCCGGTTGGCAGAGTAGAGCTTCCTGTCGCTGAACTTCGCAGATTCCCAAGAGCCGCTCAGCTTTTTTGTGGATTCAGTAGCGCGGTCGCCAGCATCCGCCAGCGCGTCAATGTCTTTTACGGCACTGACGGCTGAGGAGCTGTCTACGGCTACGCCAAGTCGGGCAATCTCGTCAGTCATATGATCTCACCTTGTCCAATTCGATTAGTGCCCGGACTTCCCACAGGTAGAGTCGCCGACCTGTGACTCTCTGCCACGCTTCCAACTCTGTAAACGACAACGGATAAACTTGTTCACAGAGCCAGTCCCACAAATACACCAACTCCTTTGGCCTCGGGATTACCTTTTCCAACTGCGGTGGCATCTTACCAGTTTGCTGCCAGACCTTAGCCAGATGGGATTTCTGGCTAAGGGTACTCTGTCCGCCCTCCAAAGGCTTTGACAGCTTTACTTCTTCTTCCGCCCAGCGGACGAGGGTTCGGAGGGCTCTGCGAAAAAAGCCGAGAAATCGTCGGCGACAGACATGACCATCATCTGCACTTGTGGGGCGTCCCGGAGCCAGTTGCGGACATTCTCGTCCGTGAACGGTTCTTCGAAGCTCCACCCCGCGACCAGCGCGACCTTCAGCCCCAGCTGGATATCGGAGACCTGTTCCTTCCGCTTCTCCTTGTTCGGCTCGACGATCTCCTGGACTGCCTGCATCGAATCATCGCGCGCTGCGATGAACTCGTCGGACAGGCTGGATCGAACCAAGATCCAATCCTCGGTCATCTTGCCAGAAGCCGGGTCCATCAAATACACCTTCCTTGGCGTCTGGGCTTGCTTTCGCGTGCGATAGCGGTCGAGATTGCTCATGATTACTCCTCGGTTGATGTTCGGCCTTACGGGGCCGAACGGGTGATCTGGAAGTTGGTGCCGGTGACCGGGTCCAGGATGCCCTGGAACGGCATCTGGATAGAAACCGGGCCTTCGCCGCTGACCGGAACGTCACCGCCGGTGTACTTCAGTTTCGGGACCAAGAACGTGAAGCTCTCGGTACCGTCGGAACACACGACCTCCAGCGAAGAATCTGCGTTGGTCAGGAACTTCTGGTAGAGCACGGAGCTCTCGAAGTAGGCCGACAGGGTTCCGGTGAGATTGGAGCGCCCGATGCTCGGTTCCAAGGACTCGGCCGAGCCGATGACGAATCGCGGGTTGAGGTTGTTCGCCAGATTCAGCGTGACCTCAGTGGCGACGGCAATCGGAATTCCGTTCTCGGTGATCGACCCGCTGATGGCATCCATCGTGGGGGTGGAGGGGGCCGCCGGATACGTCGCACCGACGATGATCGCCTGCGCCACGTCCATCCCCTTTGCCCAGTAGCCGAAGGTCAGGCCCACGACCGCACCGGTCGTCATGCTGATCTGGAGGGTGTCCACCTGCGCGCCACGGTAGCGCAGGAACTCGTTGATGTCCTGGAAGTGGCGTTCCAGGCTGAAGCTCTTGCGGACCGAACCGGCCTTCAGCACGTTGCCGACCCACGTCCCACAGAGCGCAGCCGCGAGCATGTCATCGTGCGACGTCTGCGACAGCTCCGTGACCACGTTGCCTTCCACGGACTTGGTACCCGCACGATAGTCTGCGATCATGCGGTCGGGACGCAGTTCTTCGGAACCGAAGGCGGCGCGGTTGAGGTTGAGGGACGTCGAGTTGTGACGGAACCCCTTGAAAGCTGGGGTGGCAGGAGTCGTACCGAAGACGACTTCCTCGATGTAGCCCAAGCTGTGACGGGAACCCGATGCCTGTGACATGACTTGTCTCCTTATCGTGAAGCTGATGATTCCCAGTAGAAACTGAGAGCGATTGAGTAGCTAGCTGAGTCGTCATCCTTTCGGAGTGGAGTCATCTCGCCACGGTTGATCTTTACCTGCTGTCCATTGTAACCGAACCTTCGCCCATTCTTGAAATAGGCGAGTGCCGCGTCTGCGTATCCAAGGATTCGGCCGGTGCCGTCGTTCTCGGGCACGAAGAATGAAATTTGGAAGAAGCCTACCGCTTTGTCTTGCCCTCCATCCCCCAGAGTATCCACGAACTTGTCGGCCGGAAAGTTATTGATCCTCGCCCACGGGGATGATGATGGCGGGCTGAAATCCCGAAGCTCATACGCCGTAGGAAGTCCCAGGCCCATGTCTCGATAGGCGCTGACGAGGGCAGCATTGATATCAGTAAGAAGACTCATCGTACCTCCCTCGCGCTGGCAATCACTTCGCGCACCATGCGCTTGACTCGGGCCACATTGATTCTCACCATCCCCCTTGGAGCCTGCCTCTGAGAGTGCCCATACTCCAGCGGTACGATGTACTCCACCGTATTGACGAAGAACAGGATTTCGTTGAACTTGGCAGACATGCAGACTGTCTTGATTTCATCGGTCACCAACCGACCATCTGGACTCAGTCTGCCAGTGCCTCCCATGATGGGGAAGTTCTTGCTGGTGTACCATCCACCGCGCGCCGCTCCCGTGTCCACTGGAGTCCCATAGAGAATACCGGTGAACAGCATGATCGACAGGTTGCGATGGACATGATCGACGCGGCGTCCCACGACTTTCGCATACTGACGAATCTGGTCACCCAGTCCCAATACACGAGAAGCGTTTCCGGTAATCACAGTCGTCATGGGCGCACCTGTATGATGTAGAGTACAGGCGTGTCCGCCGGGGTGATTTCTTGTACGTTGACGATCTGCCAAACTTCCACGGCACCACGGGTGTTGATCGTGATTGTGTCTTGGAGGTTGGGGTACGGAATTTCCGGCTCGGCGTAGATCAACATGTCCCTCGCCTGCACGCTACCATCCGCGATGGACTGGGTGTACTCCATCGTAGGAGTGATCTTCACTCCGTTGAATGGGGTGATGAGCGCGTCGCCTGGATCGGTCGTCGTACCAGTGACTGGATCATACACAGGATCCGTCGAAGTTCCCGACAGAATCATCTGTGTACCGAACTCTTTCAAGAGTTCTGCGGCTTCGGCCGCTATTTCATCGTAGTTGAACTTCATGCCCGAACTACCCGGAGTTGTCCGGCGCCGATGGACGACCCGTAGAGGTAGCGGAGAAGTGCTTCAGCCTGCGGAACGCTGGGGCGGGCAACGGACTCGTTCGGTCGCTCCACGGCGATTGGGCCGATCTTCACCTTCTTACCCGCCGATCCGCTCGACACGGGTGACAGTTCGATCGTCATGGCGGCCACCGCCAGAACAAGCTGGGCCTTCTTCAACTCCCTGGGAATTCCCAGACTCGCACTGTAGCTCGTTCTCGGCCAGGACAGCAACTGATCTGGATACGACCTGAGTCCCACGTACTCATTGTCGGCCAGTTCCAAGTAGTCCATTGCCTTGATCAGCAGAATTTCCTTTTCTGCATCGTCGACAGGAAGAAGAATTCCCCGGTCGGCAGAGTATTGCACCAGCTCCTCTACGGTGACGTAGGAGTTGGCGTCAGGGACGTTGGTTCCGTCTTCGACAACGATCATTTCCTTCTCCTAATTAAAATCCCGGCTACATTCAAGTAGCCGGGACTCGTACACCGAAGAGAATCCCGGCCGGGATATTACGCTTCCTCGCGTTCCCGACGCTGCTTCTCGATCTCGTTCCGCTGGCCCAGGAGCTTGCCCATGTCCGGCTGGTCGGCACCCCAACGATCCTTGGACTGGTTCGTCCAGATCAGGTCGGTCTCGGCCGGGCTGACGCCTTCGCGCTCACCCAGCGTATCGGGGGTGAGATCCATGTTCAGGCCACCGCGACGGACTTCGTCACCGCCGCCGTTACCCCGGCCAGTCCGGCTGACCTTGTTGGCGATCCGCTGCTTGGAATTGGGCTCCGTCGCGGTGGACGTATCCTGCCGATCCTTGCGCTGGGGATCCTTGGAGGGGGAGGTCGCAGTAGGGTCGATCATCTTCGACTCGTCCGCTCCCGCCTTCTTTTCGGTCTTGTTGCTCATTGCAGTACTCCTAGAGCTGAAGGGGTTGTGGTGATATAGAGGAGCCCCGCCCTCATGCCAGCGGCGGGGTCATCGATCAACCGTTGGTGACCAGGAAGGCCATCGGGACGTTCTTGCGGTTCAGGACGCGAGTCCAGTTGGCCGCCAGCTTCAGGTCCGCCCACGTCGGGCTCAGGCCCGGGCCGGTGATGGTCGCGCTGTTGAACTTGTAGCCCATCGGATGGAGGACCCACCGCTTCCGCACCCAGAGGGTCTCGAAGCCACCGCCGTTCGCGCGGGACGGCTCACGTTCCATCTCGAACGGGACCTTCGGCGTTCCCCGGCCGTAGCCGAGAGCACCGCGACCGAACAGGACGGTCAGGTACTTGAAGGCGACGGCCACGCCATCACCGCCGATGATCGGCATCCCATCGTCCACGATGACGGTCTTGCCGAGGTAGGTCGGGATGTCCATGGTCCCGGTCGAATCCTTGACGAACTGGATCAGGTCGTTCTCGATCATCTGCGCGTAGACGACGGAGTGCATCGCCATGCCGGTGATCTGCTTCATGCGGTCACCCATCGTCAGCTGGGTGGCGACGATGGCGGTCGCGCTGAAGAGGTTCGCGTCGGTGATGGTCATGTCCGCGGACGAACGATCCACGATCATGTCACTGGCGCCGTTGGCGACGTTCTCGTTGTAGACGCCGATGGCGGTGGCGACCAGACGACGCTGCATCTGCTCGACCCAGTAACCGTCCACCTGCGTTGCGATCTGCTTCAGCGGGTCACGGCCGGCGAGGGAAGCCACGAGATCGGCGGACGACCAGCCCTCGTTCAGGTCAGCGATTCGGGCGATCTGCTCGGAAGCGGTGATCTTCTGCGGGTCGGCGATGTCTGTGTAGACGTCGTTGCTGTAGTTGGGTTCCAGGCTGGAGTCGATCGGATTCCAGAACGGAACGGTGGTGATGTAACCGCCGTTGTCCGCCAGTTCATTGAGCGTGGCGTTGGCGGCCAGGATGCCGCTGGAAACGAAGGCGGACTGTCGGATCGGATCGGCCACCTGATAGGAGCCGAAGGTCTGCGGGACCCAGACGTCCGAGAGAGTGGTACGGGGCATGATGTAGCTCCTCTGGTTGAATGCGGTATGTTCGGGTGATGACCCGGACTACTCCGCAGCGGCGGCTGCTTCGTCAATCAGACGTTGCAGTCCGGCGGGATCGTCCTTCGCCATCTTGTTGCGTTCCTCGTCGCCGAGGTCATCGAGTTTCTTACCGGAGGCACCGCCTCCCTTTCCACCACCCGAGGCACCGCCACCGGAGGCTTCATTCGCGCGAAGCATACTCGCAAACTTCTCCATTTGCAAGTATTCGGTCTTCAGTTGATCCGGGGTAGCGTTGGAAGCGGTACCGTCCGCGTTCAGCACGCGAGTGACCGGTTCCCCGTTCACCATCTCGACAGAAAGACGTCGCGCGATGACTTCACCAAGAAGCTCCGCAGCTCCCTCGTCGATGGCGATGTCCGAAGCGATCTTGGAAGCCACGTCGTTGACGTAGATCTTCTTGATCGTCTTTTCCAGGTTCTCGGTCGCCTTGCGATGGTCTTCCTTGAGCTTGTTCACCGTGCGCTCATGGTCAGCACGCAGTTCCTGGCTCGTGGACGACTGGGTGCGCTCCAGCTCCGCAATCCGCGCGGTCGCGGTTTCCAGATCGGTCCTCGCGGCGGCGAGGTCACGCTCGGCGATCCGACGGAGGCCGACTTCGTGTTCCTTGGCCCGACCGAGTTCATCGAGCGCCCCGGTATCTTCCTCGACATCCAGCAAGAAGAACTTCGGGTCTCCGCCAACCTTGTAGAACTGCTTCAGCTCTTCGTGGAGGGCATCGAACGCTTCTTTGGTGATCTTCTTCTTCAACATGGTATTTCTCCTGCGGCACCGCCGCATTGTGATCAGGGCACCGCCCCGTTATCCGCTGCCTCGGTATTGATTCAGCGGTTACTGCTTCTTTCCGTTACGCTTACCATTGTTCCGAGCGACCTGTCCTCGGGCCTTGCGGCTCCTGTCGATGGGGGAACCCGCCTTCTCCTTGGGCGCATTCTTGTCGGTCGGGGTCTTACCATCATTCTGCAAGGAGGGGTCGAGCGCCATCCTCGCAGCGTTGGTCTCGGCTTCTTTCTGCAGTTCCTTCTGTGCCGCTTCGTCATCGAGCGTGGCGACCCCGGCCCGACGCAGGATGCTCCTGTACTCGCTGAACGTGACTGCGCCACGCTGCCACTCTGCGAGAAGCTGGGCGCGACCGGGCGAGTCGAGACGAAGGATGTCGAAGTCCGTGTTCAGTTCGTAGCCGATATCATCGGTCACGGGGGCACCCGCGAACAGTGCAGCGGACTTCAGCGCGCGCTTGTAAGCTGAGTTCACGTTCTTGGCCGCCGACAACAGCAGTGACTGTTCAGAGGCTTCTTCCATGCCAGCCTCCTTCGCCGTCCGCTGCACCTGCGCCGACTGGACGAGCCGCGCTCCCAGTGCCACCGCTTGACGTTCCTTGTGTTCCATGGCAGACAGAGCGAGTTGGGACTCGTCGATCTGCAGAAGGAAAGCGTCGCAACCCTCCGGCAAGGGGAGCGCGACCTGAGAACCGAGGACTACTCGGCCCTTGAGCACGTTGTCCACCCACTCTTTGTCCAGGCCGGTGATGACAGGGGTTGGCTGGCCGAGCATGAACACCATTTCTTCGAAATCGCACGAATTTCGGAAGTGCGCAATATTCAGGTTTGCCAGATCGAGGAGTGGAGCCGAATCGACTCCGGCATCATTGTTGTCCGACCCGATGAATTCAAATGGAATGTAGTCGAACGGCTTGCCAGAAGCCTGCTTTGGAACCAGAGTTCCTTTCGAGACGAATCCGGTCGATTCCTTCTGGTATATCGTGACGGTATAAATTCCCTTCTCCAGCCGAAGGACTCGATACTGGACATCCGTCTTCATCTTGAACCCGTCATCCTCGACGACGTAGCTCTCGCGCAAGACAACGAGCGACAGATGCCGGATTCCTTCCACCACGGAGTACCGCCAGTTCGGAATATCTTCGGCGAAGTAGAATTGGATCGTTGGCCTCACCTTACCGGCGGCAACTTCTTTCCGGGTGGCCGGACGATTACGGACTGGGTAGTCCGTGAGCAGTCCGCATCGACCGACGCTGAGTGCATCCGACAGAACCTTCTTCGCCTGCTGATCCAGAGTCAACGCCGACCCATCCACGTTGTTGTAGAGCGGCATGAGCGCATCGGGAAGCGTGGCGACAGCATCCTTACCGAAGACGGCCCCGACCATTCCCGAAAGAGTACGGGAAGTGAAGTTCATGAAGTTGCCACGGGTCAAGTAGGCATCGTACCGGAGATTGTTCTCGGTTGACGTGTCCGCGGCGTTCGGTTGGGGAACGTACAGCGTTCCACGCTTCTTCACGGCCTGTTGTCCGTCGAGACAGTCTCGGATGAGCCTCCACAGCGGGAGTGCTGTCTCGACTTCCTCCAAAACGAAGTCTACATTCACGTTTGGCATCGTCCTAACTCCTATCTCGGGCGCACGACTTCGATTTCACGGGCAGTTCGGTTGATACCTTGGAGTACTCGGTATCGGACACCGTCCCACGGATGGTCTTCCGCATCTGTATCAACATCGTCCTGATTATCTTCGTCTCGAGGAAGCACCGGAATGGTCGAGATGGCACCCTGACAGTGCGACATGAAGTAAATGGCAGGACCCTCACCCCGGATGGCTGCCTCCAGCCTATCGCGGAACAATTGGAGTCCGTTAATGCGAGAACCGGGACTTTTGTCCGATTCCCGCCACGCCACGCCATTGTCCTTCATTATTTTCTCGATGGTGTCCGTATTTTTCTCGTGAACGTTGGAAATTTGATTGTCGGCCGGGCCAGCATACACCTTTCCGGACGCGAAGCCGGCTGCCTTGAACGATTTCTCTGTTTTAAGAACCCCAAGGGCTACGTCCTTCGCAGACATGAGCAGTCCCTTGTTCGTTCCCACCCCTTTCGTCCCATACCATTCGTTAAACAAGATCAACGAACCGCGAACCGGGGTGAAAAGTCTGCCATCCGGGAGTTTAACAGACTCCCCGGAGGCGACCGCCCACCATCCAACCCAGAACGGATGCGTGGAACCCCAGTCCATCGACCGATCCAGATGCCAGCCTGATGGAACTTTGAATCTTGGGACCACATGAATATCGTTCCGCCACAGATCGTCGAACGCCCCTCCCGCAACAACGTCCCAATCACCCCAGAGCCACGCACGACGCTTGTTCTCGTCTGTTATGCTCTCCAGTTCCGCAACGTATTCAGGAGAGAGGTAACGGTTTTCTTTGTAGGAGCCGAAAATCCGGACTTGTGTTCGGACAACGTCCTCGCGTTCTTGCGTTCTTGGATTGAAGACGTTGATCCGAGTCTCCACGACTTCACCGGGTTTGGCAACGTCGATGAATTTTCTCTTGACCCAGTTGTGTCCTGGGCCAAACGGGTTCGTGGTGGAGAAAACTTCCAAGGGAATCTCCGGCAGTAGTCTTTTGACAGCATATGGATGTGACCTCGACACCAGTGTCCACAGCCCTCGATCCAAATCACGTCGATCCACCCAGACCGGGTAATTTTCCGGAATGAACGAGGTACGATTGCATGACATCATCGCTTCGTAGAGCTCCGACGTCGGATACTTGGTCAGCTCGTTCCAGCCGATGTACGGGTATTCATGTCCGTGGTAGTTCCAATAATCAGCCGTTTTCTTGATATGGCGAAAGAATAGCTGTTCACCGGTCGGCCACTTCCATCGCCCACCGCCACCAGCGGCGCTGAACGTCGCTCCGTCATCGAACTCGTTGAACCATCGCTGAGATTTCGAGATGATGTCTTCGAGATTCTTGTACTGGCGGTCGAAAATGATACCCCGCCAGAACTTTCCGTATCCTCGACCTACGTTCCGACGGAATCGCATCAACTGGGTGTCGGTCTTACCAGGACCACGAGTTCCGTCGTACATGATATGGTTGACAGGCGCGCTCAGCGCCAGCACTTGAGACCCCGGAAGGGGTTCCCATACCACATTGAAGCCTCCGTCAGCCACGAACATCGTCCTGCAGCTTCTTCTGGGCTTCCATCGCCAACGCCTTCCAGTCTTCCAGGGTGCCGCCGACCAGCGGGATCATCAGCACGCCGGAACCCGTCTTATCGTCTGCCTCGCCGTACATCTTCTTGAGGGAAGCCAGCTCCTTGAGCGCCGTATTCCGCGCGGCGGACGGGGCAGTCCGGTCGAAGGCGACGTCTATGAAGCCCGCCATGATTCGCTGGGGCGAAATCATCTTCTCGAGATCGGTTTCATCCGTCTTGAGTTGGATGGCCTTGAGGATGCGCTGATCGCTCATCCACTTTCCGACCGTCTTCTTCAGGTTGATCTGGAACACGCCTGCCCGAAGAGCCGCAGAGTATGCGTCCCTATCAACCAGAAATTCGTCGATGAACCGGAGCTCAGCCTCCGACAAGTCAGCTGCACTTGCCGGAGAAAACTCCCTATTTTCGGACTTGCGTGCCATGGAGATCTCCTCAGGCGGGGATTACGGCCCGCGACAGCTTAACACGCTCCATCGCGCATTGAGCAATGTAGTTCAGAGCGGCAGGATGTACGATCCCATCGAAGACATGCCAGACATCACTCGTCTGCACTTCCATCGACCGGCGGAATCGGGTCACGAGTCCTGCGTTGAAGAGACGGACTCCGATGGCCTCGTAGGTGTCACCCTCGGTGGAGCTCATCGTCTTGATGGTGTTCCCACCGGCCAGGAGCGCCAGAGCGCGGACATCGTTCTCCTGCACGTTGGCGAGGAAGGTAGGATAGTCGATCAGTACTGGAGCGGTCATGTATCACCTCTTGGTATGGTAGTCTTGGACGTGGCGGTCCACGGCGCGCGAAGCAACGTCCACCATCGGCAGAAGTTCCTCGCGATCGGGGACCTGGGATTCACCCTTCCCATTTTCCAGACGGCTCAGCCTCTGGTGGAAGGTGAAGAGAATGTAGCTCATGACGCCGAGGAGAATCCACTCCATCACTTGCACTCCCGAAGGTTGAAAAGTCTATCGAAGCCGGAACATGTCCGGCGGCTGATCTTGATTCGCTCGACTGCTTTCTCCACGAATCCTCGGATGCCCGCCTTGTCCCGATTCGAGAGCCACTTGATGTCATCGAGATCGAGGAGGAGGTTCCAGGCTTCCTCGGTATCCCGAACATCCTCAGGATTCTTGAGATCATTTCCTCGTGGCTCCGTCATCGTCTGGACACCCAGAACCAGCACATCCAAGTCGCTCTCTTGCGAGGCGTCTTTCGCGGGCGAGGTCACGCAGGCGCTGAGGAACAGGCTGAGCGCCCCAAGGAGCAACAGTTGGATCATTCCGCTTCGCATCTTCGTATCCTCGCTGGTAGTCATTTCGCGCGCTGGCCGTAGCCTCCTCGCCCCGGTCGATCACTCCCTGGACTACTCCGGCATCCTGGGCGATACCAGAGGTGGCCTGACTGGTCCGCACTCCTTGCTCTGCCGACGCCAGTATCTGCACGCTGTTCTCCCGATTGTGCATCCACCAGAAGAACAGGCCGATGATGATCGCAGCCAGCAGGACGTAGCCGATCACACGAACGTAGAACGGGGTCAGTTTCACATCCGCTCCTTATAGAGTTCGTCGGTCAGCAGCCAGTAGTCCGACCCGAGTTGCCGGTTTCCGATGTAGGAGTACGGGATATAGCAGAACCCATCGTCACCCCACGTATTCCCCCAGGAGTTGAGGACGGTGTAGAGTTTCGACCGGTCGTCGTAGCCGACGATGAGCATGGAGTGGCCGCCCAGATACTCGTCGTTGAACGTCGGCATCGGGACGACGCCGTTCCGTTCATTGTAGAACGAGTCGAAGACGCTGATGCCGAAGACGACTGGGTGACCTTGCGACAGAGCGAGACGAATCTCGTTGTTGTCCACGGCGACCGACTTGTACGAAGTGATCTTGTGGTATGGGGCGGACTTATAGCTCCGCGCCGGGGGCGCAACCGCGAACGCATCCTCGTGATACCTCCACCCGGTCTCGCGCGGTACTCCGATGTTGTACGCGACCCTCATGGCGTCTCGGATGTAGCAGCCGCTGTCCTCGGCGATCATGTCGATCGGACGCCGGGCCTCGTAGTAAAGGAAGAGTCGACTGACCGGAAACTGTCGATCCTGTTCCAGGAAGTCGCTGACCTTCGGGTCATTCTCCCGGGTATGCTTCGCGTACTCGATGGCAGAGCTGACCGCGTGCGCCACGCAGGAACCGAGGTAGCCTTGATCGTTGACCACGAAGACGTGCCGCTCCCTCAGGTCCACGCGCTGGGGAACGGAGGCCGCGGTCGCTGCGATCCCCGCCTTCTCTGGGAAGGCGAGTTTGTCCCGGAAATCTGGCAGGTCGGGGAGCCAGCCGTAGTTCACCCGCTTCTTCAGTGTCATGGACCTTCTCCATCCCCGCGACGGCGGTGCAGGTTCTGCTCGGCTTCCCGCTTGTTCTTCTGGTACTCTTCTTCTGCTTTGAGAAGCGCGGCCACTTCTCGTTCCCTCGTCACGCGCCCCACAACGCGTTCAAGGGGCGAGCGTGGCCGCGCAGGCTGGTCCGGCGGGTGACTCAGGAACCTGTACTTGCCGGAAATGTAGTAGTCCCACGGAGGATGGTCCGGGGTGGTCAACCATGTCAGGGCGAAGCCCCACATGACGATCACCGCCCTCCAAGTGGGAAACATCGGGGTCGATGTGAACGGGGTGGCAAGGATCATCACCGATCCGGCGCCTGCCAGGATCAGCCCGACCTTTCGGACTTGCCACCTCTTCCCCATCCGCTCGGGGCCAATATCGTTCACGCGTGCCAGAGCCGTGATCGCCACGATCAAGGTGGCGGGGGCGATCAGCCACCACGTCGCCCAGCCCGGAGGAATGTAGAGGCTGAACCAGTAGATCGCCAAGATCAGCACGCAGGCGACCAAGAACGACTTCCACTGGAGTTTTGCCACGTCGAAGGCCTCTACGAACTGCTGTTGGAGGAACTGCATCGTCTCTTTCATGGGGAACCTCCCGGCGACTTGCCGGTGTTGAATACCCGTGCCCAGATCGAAGGGATGTTGTCGATGATGAACGGCATGATCCACCTCGACAGAAGGGCGATCACCGCTGAGACCGGAGGGCGGAATTCCAGGGGTATCGACACTCCCTGCCAAAGCAGGAACTGCATACCCCAGATACCGATGAACGTTCCACCGATGGCGTACCCGTAGAGTTTCCGCCGGCTGTCCACCGGGGTTCCGTAGGCGAACGCGATCATGCTCCCGGCCGCTGACATTCCCAGCGTACTCGGGCTCACATTGAAAAAAGGGAGCGTGGCTCCCGGGACGAAGAATCCCGTTGTCACCGTGGTCACGCCCGTGGCGACTCCGATCGCCTTGAGCATGACGAAGTCGATAGCCTCGGAGCCCCTCATCCTTTCAGCTCGAAATGGGGGTAATCCTTCGTGGTCTTCCAGTCGCCGCCCCACTCGATCACCGTGCAAAGTTCCATGGCGGCCTGCTTCATGGCGGTGGCGATGGCTCCGTAGTATCCCTTGGTCGTGTCCCAGGAAATCCCACCGTTGACCCACGCTGCCAAGTCCACCGCTCGACCGGTCATGTGGTTGGATTGCATGGTCCAGGTTACCTTCGCGGTATGGGGGTCGGCATAGGATGCCGGAATACCCATGAGGATCAGCGCGGTGGCCGTTCTGCCCTTGCCGTAGAGGCGCGCCTGCTCCTCCCACGTTCGCTTTCCCTGGACGACCATGAAATCCACGGTCGTCAATTCGATGGCCCTACGGACGACCTTCTGCAGGTCTTCGTGGACTGTGGACAGAGTGCGTTGACTCCTGGTACTCAGTCGGTAAGTCATGGTGGCCTCCACGGAATGGCGCGAGCGTACCACCCGCGCACGCAGGAATGCAACTATTCAGTTACGCTTTACTACGGACTCTGGTTCTCGGCCCGCTACTTCTCGGTTCGCTGTCGGCTCTGGTTCTCGGTTCCCCGGTTCCTCGGTTCCCCGTTCATCGGACTCCGGGCGCGGTTGCGTCAGGCATGACAACTTCCTATTTTGGTCCTTGCCTATAATCGGCAGGGCCGAGTCCGGCGCGCCTAGTCCCGGGTGCCTACCCCCTTACGTCACAATGCGACGTTCTGCGTCACTCAGTGCTCCGTGTCACAATACGACGTTCTATGTCACATTGTGTCCCAGTCTGTCAGTGTCGCAATGCGTCACCTTCTGCCCATAAGCGTCACCCCGGCACCGAGGCGCAGACGAGGCCGAGGTCCCCGTTCTACGTTCCCCGGTACCGGGGCGACGGCCGCAGCATGGCAGGCCCGGGGCAGGCAGGCAAATTCCGTGGCAGCCCCGTGCCGGGGTCTAAGTTGTTGTTTTCGCTGGCCTTTTGGGCGAACCGAAACAGAACCGAAACAGCGGGACTTCGTGCTAGGTCGTTGTTTTAATTAGGGTTTTTAGTCTTTTTGTTTCGGTTGTTTCGTGTTTCGGTTTATTTTTATTAAGTATGTAAAAAAAGAATACTAAACTGGATAGTATAATAAAAGAAAAGGAAATTAAATTTATATGTATATAAGCAAAGCATGCGAAACGCGAAACAACCGAAACAGAAAACGACGCAAAGCCCTTAAAACAAGGTATTTGGCAACCGTTCACCTTGTTTCGCATGTTTCGGTTTCGCCCCTTTCGCCAAAAAACCGAAACACCCAGAACCCAAGCCCCCCAGTAGCCCGGCAGTTACGAAAAGAACATGGCTAAAAAATCGCCACAGAAAATGGTGCACCGCACCAAGTTCCCAAGTGGCGAAAATTTAGCCATATCCGGCCCCGCCCCGGGCGACGGAGCCCCCAGCCCAAAACAATACGAAACACGCCCAAACCGTATGGTTCTACCGTTTGTCGGCAAACGCTTGCAATTTCCGCCGCCATACGATCCATCTTTAAACCGTATGCAACCGTTTGTCGGAAAACCCTTGCAATTTTCAAAATGTCGCTACGGCCTCCCATACGGCCCTGTAACGGGCGGGTTACATGGCCGGCACTACCCTAGCGGCCCCCCACCTCGGCGGCCGTTGTAGGAAGAAGCCTTATAGAACAACGACTTAGCACTGAGAAAACTTAATAGGGGCCAGAAAACGCTTGCGTAACTAGCCGATTACATGCTACGCGCGGGCGCGGTTCCGACTACTGCCGACCCGCCCCGGCCACCATACGGTAGACCCAGAAAAAGTATGGAAAATAATGCTTGCAACTCGCCAAGTACAGTGCTACCTTTATTTCCGTCGGCAGGCACTACCGCCAGCCGCCACCGGGCAATCCGCCCAATAACCGAGGTAATTATCATGGCTCGTATCGCAAAGTCCACCAAGTCCGCCGCCGTCGCCACCGACGCCAAGCCCGCCAAGGTCGGCAAGGTAGCCAAGGGCAACGCCCCCGCCGCCAAGGGCACCAAGCCCGCCACCGAAAAGGCCGAGCGCGCGCCGCGCGGCCAGTTCGCCGGGGCGACCGTGCGTGTTACCGACGAGGGCAAGGCCGCGAACCCGCGCGGCAACGCGGGCGAATTGTTCGCAGCCATCGTGGCGCACAAGAACCCGGCCGACGCCATCGGCGCGACGTACAAGCGTACCGCCGGCAAGCATGCGGGCGAGGCGACGATTACCAGCGCCGACCTTGCCTACTTCGTGCGCCGGGGCCTGTTGGCCGTGTAACCCACCAGCGACAGGCTGTAACGCGAGGCCCCGGGCTAACCCCGGGGCCTTTTCGTTTTGCGACAGGCGACACGAAAATTCCTTGCAATGCCGAAACTCGCGGGTTACAATGCACGCGCGGCAACCCGCCGCCTACCGAGGCCGCCACCATGCAAACGAAACCGACCAATCGCCACGCGCACCGCGCCAGCATCGCCGAGGCCGCCAATTGGGGCCGCCAGCCGCGCACCGACCTAGCCCGGGCCGATGCCCTGCGCGTCGCCTACGCCAAGCGCCGCGAACCGCGCGGCCTGCTAGTACGCATCGCGGGCCTGCTACTGGGGGCGCGGTAATGCGCGCCGCCGGTTTCGTGGCGTGCGACTTTTGCCGGTGCGAGCCGGGCCGCTGTGCCAAGCCCGCCGACGCGCAGGCAAAGGCCGACGCTGCGAACGCGGCGGCCGATGGCGGCCACTTCGATTGCCACGGGTGCGGCGCGCCGGTAGCAGTCGCAACGTGCGGGGGCGACGTACTATGCGCCGCGTGTAGCGCGGCCCTGTTGCGCTAACCCGTAACCGACAAGTGGCACCCCAAGCCCCGGGCTAACCCCCGGGGCTTTCGTTTGCGCGCCTGTTTCGCCGGGGCCTAAGCCCCACGACCCGAGCCCCGGGCGCGCAGCCCCTAGCCCGCTGTACCAATCGCGCAACACGGGCCGTGCGGCACCGACCCGCTACTACCCTAGCGCCCCGAAACTCGCCCCGTACAGACGCACCTGTTGCGTTTACGGGCGATGACGCTTTGCGGCATAAAGTGACGCAACGCGGCAGATACGGTGCCGTATGGCGGGAACCCAGAACTGAGTGCCGACGCCGGAACAGTGGACAGGGACGGACTTATGTATTGGGAGTGGACGAACTTCTGCACTGGGAGCGGACGAACTTGTGCGTTGAAAGAGTACTCCTGCACTGGGAGCAGAGTAACTCCTGCACTGGGAGCGGACGAACTTGTGCGTTGATAGCGGAACCTGGGGAACATTGCGTTCCCGTAACTGGCGGGTTACAATGGGCGCGAGCCAACCCGGCCCACGAGGAACTACGAGATGAAGAACATCATTCGCATGATCGAGAAGGCATTCATCGCCACTGGAGAGCCCATCAGCTTACTGATCGAGCCGAGTAAGTCTGTCGTGGACCAGTGGTCTGGGTTCTCGGTGGCGCTGGTGAATGTCCCCAGCGACGAGACCATCACGCTAGAAAGCGACTGGCAGATCGATCTGACTGCCGAAGGAACTTCCATCGAGGAAGCTCTAAAGGAACTCGACAAAGTCTGTGCCGAAGATTTCAAGTAAGAAACGAAGAAACCCCGGCGATGACCGGGGTTTTCTTTGCCTTGGATAATCAATAGGGAACATAGCCACAACTCCCACAGTGATCGCAGGGAGTCTTAGACACGGCCACGAACTTCTTCTGTTTACGGATGTACCCCCTTCCTTCACACATGGGGCACACCCTTCCCAGACCCTGGAGCCGGGTGGCGAGGAGCCTACGCGCCTCCGGCCCCTTGATCATCCGGAAGGCTTCCTGCACTTCCATGAACCGTTCGGAATTGCCACCCTCCCGGTCGGGGTGATTTATCTGGCTGAGGATGCGGTGCCGGGACTTGATTTCGATATCCGAGCAGCCGGGATGCACGCCCAGAACTGAGTACGCCGAGAACAGGTTCATCGTTTCACCGCCTTTCCAGATTTCCGTTCGTTGTCGTATGAAGTCCCAAGAGCCGGGGGACCAAGCTTCATCATTTCCTCGATCTCGCGGACATGCCAGAGCTTCACCTGTCCCATGTTGGTACGAACTCCCATTCCGCCGGCGGCGCGATGGAATCCCTGTCGGGCCAGTTCACGAGCCATTCCGTTGGCGGTGACGCGACCCTTCCCATCGGGATCGTAGACTTCCAACAAGTCCTCGGAGCGCCACAGCTTGTGCCTGATCGGATACCCACCCGAACGGAGCACGGTGTCGGGATCTTCCTTGAGCGTCGCCACCCAGTTCGCCAGATCACTGCGACTATTGGACAACATCTCACTCTTGGCCTGCGTCATCATGGCACGCGTCGTTCCACGGAAATCGCCCATGTCCAGGTTAAGCAGATGGTAGAACAGGGCGGGGATCCCCGGCCCCACGTTATGTTTCACCCCCATCCAACGTTCATAGGCTTGATAAAACGAATCGGGCTTGGGAACTTGCTTGACTTCATGGATGAAGAAGCGGCGATCGTCGTCCTCCAGGAAGAAGCTGTCAGGATGGTTACTCGTGAAATAGTAATTGATACAGTCGTTGACAGTATAGCTGGGGATGTACTTGGGATTCAGTCGGAGCTGCTGGCGGGTGATCATCGTCTTCATTCGATCACTCGCGGAGCGCTTGTCCCCCGTGCTGACTTCATCACCCATGACGAACTGGCGATTCTCTGCCCACTCGTTATGGGACTGGCGCAGGATTTCGTCATCGACCTCGGTGAAGTTCTTGCCATATATCTTGCCCAGAGTGTAGCCGACAAGACTCTTACCGGTTCCGTGGCGGAGTCCCCAGAGCACGGCCGACGTGAACATCTTGTCTCCTGGGTGTTGCAGCGGCCACGCGCACCAGCGTTCAAACCACTGACGAGAATTCGGCTCGCCCTTGAACAGATAGTCGAGCAGCTCCTTCCACGGAGTAATATCTCCTTCCTCGGGCTCGCAGCCCCAGCCCGGCCAGATGTTGATCTCTCGCGCGCTGGTAATCTTGTCTTCGCCCGGGGAATAGGCAATGCGGGGAACTTCGGCCCGGCTCGGCCACTGAATCCATTCCTTCGGGGCCGACTTCTTCACTTTCTTTACAGTCTTACCACTTGTTTCTTCTTCAATGTATGTACGGGTGGCGAACGCATGATCAACGAATGCTCTGGGAGACAGGCGTTGGAGGTTATCGAGCCGGAGCACGAGGCCCGGATCGCGGACGTACACGACTTCTTCGTTCAGCCTATGAAGTTCTACGGCTGAGGTCCATGCGTCGGCATCCTCCAGCAGCAATTCCAGAGCCTCAGTTCCCTTGAGAACGATGAAGTCGTCGAGCCCAATCTTCGGCATGTCCTCCAACATGGGCAGGCGGACGATATATGGCTCCGCCCCCAAGTTGGTCAGCGCGCGGGCGAGAGCGTTCTCGGCCTGCATGACCATGGGATTCGTGACTGCATCCGAATCGTACACGATGTAGACAGGACGTTGCTCCCATTGAAAATCACTGAATCCATCGATCAGTGGAACTCGCTTCTTGTTGGACTTCCATGACCACACCCCACCCAGTCCGATAGTGGGGTAGCCGGTATTGATAATGGAACTGGCGGCTTTGAACTCACCCTCGGTGATGATGATGGGGGTAAGGGGATTCTTGGCAACGTCGTTCCAATCCAAGATGGGGGCAAGGTAGAGTTCGTTCAGCGTATTCTCGGGTTGAACATACTTCAGCGGCTTCTTCTTGGTGAGCTTGGCGAAGCCCTTGACCTCTGGCTGCCTGAGATAGCGGAGCCGCCAGAACTTGGACTTCTTGCCGTCAATGTCGAAGTAGGGAATAAGAATGCTTGGTTCTTGGAAAGGAGTATTCTTCGGGACTTTGTCAGGAGTAAGTGGAGTATATCCGAGCTTCTTCGCCTCATCGAGGGAGATTTTACTCTCCCTCATTTTCGCGGCGAAAGCTTCTTTGAGATTGAATCCCGACTGCGCCATGTCTTTATCCCTGATTCGTGTATGACGGGCCTGCCTCTTCGTCGCGCAGAACGTCGGCGATGCCAAAGTTCCCAGCCTTGATCGCCTCGATCCTGGCATCATTCTCGCGCTGGAACTGCATCAATGCGCGGAGATGCGACCTGACTTGTTCGAGATGGTCTTCGCGGTACCAGAAGGCGAGCCGCTTGACGACGAACGCCTCGAATGAATTCAGGCCATTCTGGGCGATCAGGTCGGCCATGTTGAAATCGGGTGTGACGACCTCGTTGAAGCCGTGGATACGGCCGATCCGGAACTCCTCGATCAGCTTGTCCAGGAAATGCTCGGCCTTCTGCAAGTCCTGCATCCCGTTCTTCTTGCGGTGGCGCATGACGTACTTGGTGATCTGGCCTTCCAAGTACCTGTTGCCCAGAACCTGTACGGCATAGTCCCAATGTTGGACAGCCACACCGTTGTAATGACCACCAGCCACTTGACGTTCGTTAGCGGACGACATTTCTACTCTCCTTTACGATGGTACGAAAAATCTCGGAAGCCCGTACAGTCCAGTGCGAAACGGGAGTGTTGTCGAGGATGTAGTAAAGATACTCCTCGTACTTATCCCGCACGCGCACCATCGGGGAGTTACCCCGGTGGATCTCCTCGATGCAGAACAACAGGCCGTCCAGGCAGTCGCAGATTTTGAGCAGCCGGGCCTCGTCTTCCGTCAGAGCCTCGGTGTCATAGCCACGAGCTTCGAGAGCGCGGACTTCAATCTCATCGATCTCGTCTTTGGCACTGGGCGACAGCATCTTCTTGGTCGGTGCCGGAATGTCCCCCAGCACCCACTCCCCGAGATCGTGGTACAGGGCAGCGAGGAGAACTTCCTTGCGAGCGAAGGGGTTGATCAGGTTGGCGAGCAGAGCCACGCCGCAGGAGTGCTTTCCCACGGTGTCGATCTCGTTAGTGGGGTGCTGGTGGAACCGGCGGACATTCATGCCGTTGCGAATGAATTGGATATCATCATAGAAGCTCATTTGGCAAGCCCCGCCTGAACACCGCCGACCCACTGGAAC